GGATTGCAGTTCGATTATCAATGTAGATTATTTCACCCGATTTAGTGTTAAACTCGGCAGATGAAATACCAGCACTAAAACTCATACCTAATTGATAGGTCTTATTATTTATTGAGGTACTGACACCGTTATATGAAGTATCAATGGATAACATAGAACCAGTCACAGATGAACCGTTAATAGTAATTCCGTATCCAGCATCAGGATTTGAAGTGAATGGAATAATCTTATATCCAGTTTCACTAGAAGCAAGACCCATTGGTTGATAATACTTCAAAACTCCAGTGACGTTATCCCATGATGCAACAAATCCAATCGCAGTAGATCCTACACCAACTGTCTGTGTAATCTCAGAATCAACAGCATAGGTTGTCGCTGTAGTAACACCAGAAAGTTTAACTGCTTTTAATCCACTAACCATCGCAGTGTCTAGTAATTCTGTACTACTACCAAACACAGTGGGGTTTTTTATAAGTCCAACCCTAGCGAAGTCATTACCTTCAATAATATCAGGGTTAGTTTCTAATGTTTCAAATCTGGAATATAATAATGCTCTATATGCACCTAACTCTCTATAGATGTCATATCCATGGCCGCCTTTTGGTGGAATGATTACACTGAACCCTGCATTGGAGGTTGTTCCGATTCCAGTATTGGTAAGGTTAGCAAGAACACCGCCAGACTCAGAGCCAGGAGCGCCTGGGAAGAACTGTATTGATCCGTGGGTATATCCTTCTCCTCCGTCAGTAACAAATACTTCAGATACCTTTCCGAAAGAATCAACCGTAATAGTTGCCTTTCCTCCTGTTCCATCTCCCAAAATCGGAACATTAGCAAAAGATGTAGAGATTGGTTGATAGTTAGAACCTCTATTATCCACAATAACAACTTCAATCTTTCCATCTATAGAATTAGCCTTTGTTGCAACAGTCTCGCCTTCGTTGCCCCAGTTTTCGGGCACTGGTATGTATTCAATAGAGTCAAACTTAATGATCTCGGATGGTTTAATTGTATAAAGATATTTCCAAACGTAACCATCGCCACTAGTGCCAGCTGCCCTTGGTTCAAGGTCAACAAATGTGGGTTGGTCATATGAAGGCCTTCCCTTTGGGTTCTCAGGGTCTGATCCATTTTGCAGACAGATGTAAACTTTCAAGTCTTCATTTACTATGTAGTAATTTGCTTCGTACAAACTACCTTGTGAAGTAATTGGTGTTAAATTGTAGATATTATAGTCATGTCTATACATCTCATAGGTAGTGCCAGCAACCCATTTGACCTTTCTGCAAAGTCGGCGAACATCTTTGTCCGTCACTTTTTTCATTGCAATAATAGATTCTTTGATAGAATACTCTTCTTCAAATCCATCTAGAGGTGCAGGGGTGTTAGTTGGCCATGTGGCAGTACCGCCTGCCTTTGGTTCTATGGAATTTGGAAGTCCCATGAACGCATAGTATTTGTTAACAGTAGATCCGACTCCGACAAAACTTTGCACAAAAGTCTCGGCATTTAAAATTCTAAACTGTTCGGATATTATGGCAGGCATTTTAAAAAAACTAGTCTTTTTGTTTTATTTAGTGGTTAAGTTAATGGTTTCTTTCTGGAAACTACTGGAGCAGTAGAAATTCCTGTTAAACCATTGTTTGAATTGACGAAAAATTCTTTAGGATTTCCAGAAGCACGGTTCTGATATCCAAAGAATTTACCCCAACTATATTTACCCCAGAAGGTATCCATATTTGACGTTACGGCAAGACCAACTTGGATTGTGTTATTACCATATGACACTGGGCCTGGTAAGAAAGCACATGTTACAGTTGCTAATCCTGATGTTGCATCTCCAGCAGTAACTTGTTCTACTCTGAACACACCACCAAGATAATCACCAGCAGTTACCATACCCACAGGAACTCTAGAACCACTTGAAGTAGTAATACCTGTCAAGGCATGACCAACAACTAATGAACTATCATATATGGTAAAGTAATCTCCTTGAGATAATCCACTAAAATTAACCCCAAGTTGATTAAGTGATGAATATCCATAACCTAAGTTAGTATTGTCATTGAATTGAGACTTCAATGTAAACGCCAACTGGGGAAGTCTATCAGCAGTTCCTGGCAACCAAGTATTTATTCCCACTATGTCTCCAAAGTCGCCTTCTGCATCAACTGATAAAACATCTTCCTTCGTAGTTCTGTCTGTTTCTACAATCACTGGTGGAGAACTACCAACATCATAACCAAATCCTCCATCTGTAATTGTTACAGATGTAATTACACCAGAAGTTACAGAAGCAGTTGCAGTCGCCCTGTTGATAACTGGATCTGCATAGAATGTGGTAGTTGCAGAACCAACAGCAATAACTCTTCGACTTGCAAAATCTCCGAATGGAGTATCTACAAGGTCACGAATTTGATTTGAATGTGGAACTATTCTCTCATTCCAGTTTGCCAAATCAAATGAGTAGTACAAACCACCGACTGTACTAATTCCAACGTATATATTATCAAAGAATTTAATTTTTGCAAAATCAAATGTTGCAGGGTGTTGTGTTCCAGCGGGTAACTGTTGACTCCAAGGTTGCCAGAAGTTTTTATCTGTTGAAATACCAATAACACCACTATCACCAACAACGATGAATTTATTACCATCATATATGACATCATTCAAATCAAAGTTAGTGTTACTTACTTTATCAGACCATGCCTTTCCGTCATTAGATGCAAGAATAACTCCACCATTACCAACAGCAATGAATTCTTGTTGACCATAACAAATTGCATTTAGAGTCTGTAAAGTTCCTGAGAACTGACTAAACGCTCCATTAGTTGTTAGACCGACAGCAGTAAACACAGATCCAGCAGCACCAACAGCAACCCATGTATTTTTAGTTCCTTCCCAAATAACGTCTTGGAAATTGCCTTGATATGTACTTGGTAATGTAAGTGTTTGGTTGATAGCTGGTATCTGTCTCTGTTCAAATAATGATATTGCAGTCCATGTAGACATACTGTTACCAATAGAAACAGCCCTTGCCATAGATCCATAGTCACCCACAGCCATCGCATAAACAGTAGATGTTCCACTATTACCTACACCTACACCATTAAAGGTTACAGTACCACCAAATCCAATTCTACCTCTTTCCCAGAATGTTCCACTCTTGGTATTGATATAGTAACTACTAGAACCAACAGCAATGATAGGTTCTTCTTTTGTCAGTGCTCTAAAATCAATAGAAGATGTAATACCAGTGATAGGATCAAATTCCCACGCTGATATTGGATCTTTACGTTTGATTAATGCACTTGAAATTGCAACATTTGGAGATGTAATATTTGTATATCCTGTACCGCCAAATCCTATTGTTAGAGATGATATACTAGATGATGTAGAAACAATTGATGTAATGATACCTGGCAATACTTCGGTATCATCGAATATCTGAATGTTTCTTTCAGACTGTATTAACTTATCAATAGCGCCAAATATTGGGAACGCATTACTTACATAGATTGATTCATCAGTTTTAGCAACATTCTTTATCAGTCTAGTTGTAGGTAAAACACGACTCTTTAAACTAGGTCTAGCCTTAGATATTAGGACACCAGATAAAATTTGGTCATGTCTCTGTTTCTCTAAAGTTAGAGGTCTATCTGCATCTTGAGCAGTGTTAATTCCAATACTATCGTATGTGAATGTTTCTAAAATATCAGATGCAACTATTCGTTTTGCAGTTCTTTCAAACTGGTCTACATCATCAACTACAAATCTATTTTCTTTTATCTCTATCGTATCTCCTGGCTTCAACGTTGTTGATGGTTCTACAGTCTCAACATCTCTCTTTGATCCCCTAAAATAGAATACTGAACACTTAGAGTTCTCTTTTGGAGCCTCTGTGAATATGACTCTACTACCCTTAAATGTGTAAGATGATTGAGGAGTTTGTAGAATATCATTGATGTAGATAAAGATATTATTTGTAATATCCATGTCACTTCCAGGCGGTGTCTTGAGACTTAGTATCTCAGTAGTACCA